TCTACTTCCTTTAAATCGTGAGGGGTGTCTACGGACAGTCCCACATCTGTTACTTCTACCATTCTCACCTTATAGTCATGTTCTAAAAAACGCAACATTTCAATTTCTTCCGATCTTTCTAATGGAAGACGTTCTAAGTCTGAGAATCGTTCTAAACTTTCACGTGTAAAAACGTATAAACCCAACTGTTGATAGTATTGTTCCATATCACCTTTAGGATATGGGATAGGTAAACGTGAAAAAAACAACGCACTGTCTGTTACATCGAACACAACTTTAACTACATTCTTATCATGCAGTTTTAAATCGTCATGCATTTTTACATACGCATTTCCTGCCATCCAGTGATCAGGATTTTCTAAAAATGTTCTAACCAAAGTGTCAATAGTGTAAGGGTCGATTAGGGGTTCGTCACCTTGGATATTTACAAAGTAATCTCCATCTAAGAGTTCAATCGCTTTCGCACAACGGTCTGTTCCTGTCTCGCATGGTTCATCAATTACAACACATGGAATTTCATTGGATGCACAATACTGATTGATTCGTTCATCGTCAGTCAAGACTACTATTCTATCTAACGATTCACATTGAAGACATTGATTATATACTCTATGAATCATAGGTATACCACATATTTCTGCAAGGGGTTTACCCTCAAAACGAGATGAGTTCCAACGTGCAGGAATTAATCCAATAACTTGGTTAAGTCCGACAGTTGGTCTAGATAGTGTTCGCATTTTAAATCACCGAATCCATATTTTGCATGTATAAATTTTACATTAGCACGTTCTGCACACTCTTTATCAGATTGCATATCTCCAACGAAGTATGCATCTTTAGGGTCAACGTTTAAGTGTGCTAAGGTATATAGTAATTGATCAGGAGCTGGTTTACCTCTAATTTCCTCTTTAGGAGCGCAGATGAAATCAAATCTAGGAAATTTCTCACCATCTAATATTAAAGATGCAAATACATGTAACACTCTGTCATAGTCTTTAGATGTACATATCGCAATCTTGTAGTTCCTATCTCTCAATTCTTTTAATGTTGATATCGCATGAGGATAAATCTTTATCTCATCTAGTGTCATGTGAGATGCCTCATTATAAGTGTTCTTTATTTCTCTATGATTTTCAGTGATACCGATTGCAGTTAGAATATCAAAGAAGGGTTTACCAATCTGTTTCTCATATTCAGAAAATGGTATGTCAATCTTATGATGGAGTTGCACTATCCCCCATGCCATTTTCATATTAGGAAGAGAATCTATTAACACTCCATCTAAATCAAATACAACTGCTTTCATTTCTTTTTCTTGGGTAGAAGATGATCTTCTGTTAATATACGAAAGTGCATTCTTCGATCTGCACAATACTCTTCTGCGGCTTTCCATTTTGCCTGATTGGTTGCGTAGGTTGCTATCTCACGTAAAAATTTCTGTGTCTTACGTTTCTGTTCTTTGGGTGGTAGTGTCTGTGCCTTTGGTTTAACTTCTATAATTTCACGAACAGACTGACCCTTACTATTCACGTATTTTATATAGAAGTCAGGGAAGTATCTATGTGGTTTCTTATCGATAGGTGATTTGTATGGAATTACAATTTCTTCACTACCCCATTCTATAATTGCATCGTTATTATCGCAATACACCATAAATTTACGTTCCCATAGAGAACGATAGAAGATTTTAGTAGGGTCACCTTTGTATTTTTTATAGTTCTTCGGTTTGAACTTTCCACTGTATGACATAAATAACTGTAAAACTCTTTTAGTTTATTTATAAGGTATTTAAATGTCAAATTTCGTAGATAAGTTACTCGACTTAGTAGGTAAAGCAAACAAAACCATTAATTCAATTAAAGGTATTCAAAGTAAAATCGAAAGATTAAACTATGATAACCTCATTGATGAATTAGGTGAGCAAGCAACTGAAGCGAGAGAGAAACTTAAAGAAAGAAGAGATGCACTTGAAGCACAGGTCAGTTCAGCAGTCGAAGTGGGTTCATGGTATGAAAGTAGTACTAATGTAAGATACCTAGACACAGTTTATCCTCAACATGAATTGTTTAACAATTATATTCATTTTGAAACAAGACCACGTAAACACCAGCCAGGAAATCTAATGTCAGGTCAATCAACACCATTCGATGGATTCTCTGCACACCTATACGTACCTGACTCAGTTATCTCTCAAGCAAACGTAACTTATGCGGCTAAAGACTTTGGCCCTGCAAAACAAGGTTTGATGAGATCAATAAATGCTGCATCTAACGATGTTGAGGGTGATTTCTTAAAGACTGCAGGAGAAGAAGCACTTAACGCAATCAAAGCTGCAGGACAAAACACTTGGAACAAATTAACAGGTGACGTTTCAAACTTCATGGCAGGTCGTGCAATCAATCCTATGCAAGAACAAATGTTGGATGGGGTTGCATTTAGATCATGGAACTTTAGTTATGACTTCTATCCAAGAAGTCAAGAAGAAGCAACCATGGTCAATAATATAATTTTTGGGTTTAGGTCATCAATGTTACCTGATACATTCGCATCAGTAGGTGGTTCAGAAACAGAAAACTTCTTTAACTATCCAAACATATTCGATGTAACTTACGTAGGGCCTATTGCATCCAAATTAGATGGGTTCTTACCTATGGTGTGTACCAAGTGTGATGTTGATCATACAGGTGGACAAAAATTCTCTGTTCATGCAGATGGACAACCTATGAAAACAACAATGACACTAGAGTTTTTAGAAATCAAAATTCTATCACAAAATAATTATCTTGCAATCAGTCCGACTGCAACTGCACTTGGTGCTGGTGGAGAACAAAGCGCAAGTGCATTAGAAGATAATATGAGAGGTGGATAATGGCACAAAAATATTTTAAAAATTTTCCAAAGATAAATTACAAACTCCAAAATGGTAAGTGGGTAACTGTACGTGACTTTTTCAGAAAGGCAAAGATTGAACAGGATGCAGTTAACTCATTAATTGATTATGAGTTTTACGAGATAAAAGAAGGTGAGAGACCTGATATTGTTGCACATAGATTATACGGTTCTAGTAAATTACATTGGACATTCTTCTTAGTCAATGACATGGAAAATTATCTTGATTGGTATAAAGATCAACGCACCATGGAAACTTATATGGAGGAAAAATATCCAGGCAATTATATCGTAGTGCAAAATGTTTCAGATATCATTCAACAAGACAGGAAGTTTTTAATAGGAGAAAAAGTTAGGTCACATAGTGGTAACGGAAGAGTCTTACAAGTGGAACCTACATATAAGAGGATTGCAGTAACAAAAGGTAATTGGATAGTTGGAGAAACACTAACTGGTGAAGTAAGTGGAAAGACCCTTGAAATAAATTCTGTTATTGACATGATAGATGGTGTCGCATACTACCAAGATTCAGAAGGTAAAAGACAAAATTTTTCTGCAACAGGTTATACAGAAGTAAGTAACTGGCAGATGGAAGACGAAGAGAATGAACAAAAACGTTTGATTAAATTCATTAAACCTCAGATAATGTCTAGAGTTGTTCGTGAATTTGAACGTGTAATGAGTAGTTAATGGAACAAAGAAATTACAGGCCTGGTGAGTTTGCACTAGAGTCAATGACATTAGTTAATGCAGATGGTGACACACTTGCAATTGAAGATATTGTTGTTAACTTTCGCATGTATGAAAGTATCTACTCTAAGTTTGTTAGTGCAGACATTTCAATAGTTGACTCCCTCAACATTTTAAAGAATTTCAAACTAGTCGGACAAGAGTATGTTCGTATTGCATTACGTGGTAAAGAAAATGATGGGTCAGAATCTGAACTTTCAAATTCTATTGATAAAGTTTTTAGAGTTTATAAAGTACAAAACAATCTGAGAGTTGATGACAAGACACAATCATACGTCTTACAATTATGTGAACCTCGTCTATTCTATTTACAGAAACAAAGAATAAGTGGGACGTGGACAGGTTCATGGTCAGAGATTTGTTTGGGTGTAATGCAAGATTACGGTAACATGAAAGGAACTGAAATTGATTTTTGGGAAGAATCAGACCCAAGTAACGTTCAATTCATTTGTCCTAATTGGTCAGTTAATAAATTTTTAGACTACACTATTCAGAACGCAGAGAAAGATAATAGTGGTAGTTGGAAACAAGGATTCTTTTTATTCCAAACACTAAACGGTGGTTTTAGGTTTATGTCCATGGATGAAATGTGTGGGAGAGAACACGGACAACAATTTGAATATAGACCTAAGACTTCTCAAATAGATTCACTCAATGCACCTGTAAACGTGCCAGGTGTGGGATTGAATTCTACAATACTTTCATATTCTAGACCTCAACTATTTGACACTTTAAGAGGAACAGTTGCAGGTTCTTATTCTGCAACTATGCATGTATACGACCCTCTTAGAAAAATGGATAGAACATATCATTACGATATGAAAGAAGTTATGGATAAGGGTACACACGTAAGTGGAAACTTTCCAATGGTACGTTTAGATGAACCTGAAGTTATATTGAAGGCAAGAAACCAAACAGACAGTATGTTACCTGCAGATTACGATGAGTTAGATGCAGATGCAGCTCCGAATAAAGCATTCGATAGTGTTGTTGAATACACTTACACTACTACACATTCTTTTGGTGATGCAACAGACGTAACTTCAAACGAACCATTAATAGGACTTAAATCAGATAACACAGGGCCACTGGAAAGAAAGGCATTATTAGAAACACTCCAACAGAACAGAATAAAATTTACGGTTCCTCTCAGAACAGATTTCACAGTTGGGTCTATAGTTAAATTAATTATACCTGAACCTGAATTAAAGAGACCTGACAGTTCGATTGAAAGTAATGTAAATGATAATCGTTATCTTGTAACAGATATGTGTATGGATGCAGACCCAACTAAAAACACAGGGTTTCTTCATATAGAAGCGGTTAAAGAAAGTTTCTCAGGTAAAATAGAAGATTACAGACCATTACAGAACGCATCTGGCCCTGAAAGAATCCAAAATACAGTACAGGATACATAATGAACGCAGAATATTTTTACGGAATAGTTGAAGACAGACATGACCCTCTCATGATAGGAAGAGTACGTGTACGTGTTCATGGTGTTCATACAGATGATAAACTTGCGATTGCAACACCTGATTTACCATGGGCACAGGTAATTCTTCCACCAACGTCAAGTGGTCTCTCAGGTATCGGTATGAACTCTCACGGACTTGTTGAGGGGTCTACGGTATTTGGATTTTGGAGAGACTCCACAAAACAAGACCCAATTATTATAGGGGTTGCGACTGGAGTTACAGTTGATGGTTACAGAGAAACAGTCGAAGGAACCATATTATCTAGATTAGTAGATAAAGGATTTAATGACCCTAGAAGAATGACCCCTGCAGATTACGAAGGAACTGCAGATGGGGCAAACCCTGCACAAAATTCAGTTAGAACTTGGGGGCTAGAACAAGCATTAGACACTGCACCTAAACAACCATCAGAAGAAGGAAGAACTGTTAACTATGATGGAACAGGGTCAACTGTTGACCATTATGAAATTGATGCAGAAAAAGATTTACCATTCTATCCATTGTATTTTGATGAATCAGATATTTCAAAGTTTGCAAGAGGAGAAGGAGATTATAGTGTTCGAAACATAAATGAAATTAAAGGTATGGAACACTACCCTAATTCACCTGCAGACCCCAAGTACCCATATAACCATGTATGGCATTCAGAGTCAGGACACGTCTTAGAAATTGATGACACTTTCGAAAAGGAACGTCTTGCAATAGAACATAGATCAGGAACATTTACAGAAATTCATCCTGATGGTTCTGAAGTACATCACATTGTAAATGACCACTATCATGTTGTATGTAAAGACCACGAAATGTATGTTGGTGGTAAAGTGAATATAAGAGTATTAGGTAACGCAAACATTCATGCAAATGGTAATGCAGAAATAACTGCATACGGTAAAGGGTTACTTGATGTTTCAGATGATCTGACAATTAAGTCAGGTAAAAACATGAGAATTCAGGCCGCAGGTGATCTAGTACTTGCTGGTAAGAAAGTTGTATTTTAAATGATATGTCCGTTAATATTGAGATTCCTACAGCAATAGTATGTCCTGAAGGGGACATCTTTGACCTTCCATCTAAAGCAGAGATAGTTAATGCATTGAATTCAATTGGTTCTTTACCAATGAAGTTGAGAGCCGCATTCTTAGAAGAAAAGGCAGAAAAGGAAAAAGAAATAAAAGAACTTTGGGACAGATTAAATGACCCAAATTTGACAAAGGAAGAAAAGGATGCTATAATTGAAGAGATTAATGCATTAGAATCATCAATCTATCCTGTCCTCACTGCATTGGAAGAAGAGATTGAAGAGATGGTAGAAGAAGTTGAAAAGGTTAAAGAGAAAATTGAGGAACTTCTTTCACCTTACTGGCAAAAAGACGGACAAAAAAGAAACTGGCAACAAGAAGCGAATCAGGCAGTAACTAAATTCCTCGCAGAATTCCACGTATACGTTCCAGCAAAAATTGCAGAGTTTATCAGTAAATTTGTCCCTATCAATTTTACAATTAATGTTTATGGAATATCTATAGACATTATTGCAATTATCACTTCACCAAACTATAAAAAAGAAATTGAAGCACAGATAATGGGAAGTGAAATCGTTAAAGAGATTCAGGGATTAAGAGGTGAAATCGAAAATCAACATGAAGAACTACGTAAATTAAAAGACGACCCTATTGCATATACAGAGGCAGAAGAAGAGGCAATAAAGGCAGAGATTGAAAGAATCGAAAGTGATATTTTAACCAAGGAAAATTTAAG